CGAAGGCTAGATTTAGCAACCTCAAAATCTTCAGTTCCACTAGTTATTTCCAAACCGTCTTCTATATTTTTGGACTCTCCCTCTATGACTACTACATTATAGTCATTGAATCCAAGTTCCCAGCTAGCACTAATCTTTTGATAGTTAGAACTAGTAGCGTCACTAGAATCTTCTATCATTGAAGCTAGATTAGGATTAGCTATTTTCCAAATAACTCCACCTAGAGTTATATTAAATGGACCCTTCAACATCTTAACTTGATCTTCAGTTAAAATTGTGTCTGTTCCAAACTCACTAAAACCAGCAGTTAAAATAACACCAACTATTTTCTCTCTATTATGCTCTAAATTAATTGGTTTATTTATGAAATTTTTGAAAGAAGCTAGGGCTGTCTCAGTATCTATAACATCTCCATTTCTATTTACCCTATTGACAACAGCAGCATTAAAAGCAACAGGAAGAAGATCTACATTTTTATCTGTATCAATTTCAGGTATAAAGTTTCCAACTTCAACTAGTGAAGCTAGTGCTAAATATCTATCTTTCTCCTCGGAAACAAGTGGTTTTAATACAGAGCTAAATGTTGTTGTGTGTTTAAAGTTCATAATTATATTTCATACCATTTTTCTGCTTCTTGTTCATCGTCTAAATAAAGTTCATCAACGGAATCAAATTGAAAATCTCCAATTACTTCTAAATCTAAAAGAGCCAAAGCAAAATCCTCTTCTTTTGGCTCCCAAGAGTCAGAAATATCTAAAATACTAGAACCTTTAGCGACATCTTGATCAGCTTTTCTATAAGCGTCCTTCACTTTTCCTCCGCTCATCATTCTCAAAAACATATTTACTCTAGCCATGGCCCATTGTCCTCTTGTTTTGCCGGGCCTATGAGAAGAGCTAAATGCTCCAGCGCCTCTGCGATAAACTTTCTTTAATTGAGAAAGGGTAACTTTTCTTGAGCTTTTAGAATTATGCTCCTTAACTTTATTTTGAAGAGCTTCTATGACTTTTTTTGAAAAAGTAATAGCATCTCCTGAATTCTCTCCTGCTGATCCAGCTTTATTTTTAGAAGAGCCACTCCTTTTTTCTGAAGGCTTAGCTGGAGTTTGAGCTGAGCTTTTAGGACCGGGCCTCTTAGCCTCTATTTCAATTTCAACCTTATCCGCCTTACTCCTATCGGTTTCTACCTTGGCAGTCGCCCCATCCCTAGCGACTGAACCAGCGTCTTGATCGGAAAAGTCCACAAAAAGCACGGATTGCTTCTGTGGCTTATTTTGTTCAGCCTCTATAATATCTAATTTCATCTAGATTATACGTTTAAATTACACAAATTACAGAGAAATTTGACTTGTATTTAATACAGCAGCGAAAAATAAATCTACTGAATGCTCTTCGGCAATCGTTTTTATCTTCGTTTTTCTTAGAGAATCTTCATTTATTTGAGAATTTCCAGAGATGTAATTTTCTATAGATTTATTCCAATTTTCTTGTTCTTGATCTATAAAAATTGCTTTAGCTATTTCTTGAACTACATTTTTTTGTTGTTCGTTTAGAGTTTTTTTCTTGTGTTTATTTTTAATAAAAATTTCTACATCTTTTTCTAGTTTCTCAAAACTCTCAAAGGCTTTTGCTACTCCTTTAGCAGAATAAGAAGCTATTGCTGGAGCTTTTTTCTGACCAACTGGAGAAGTGTTCTTTGTGGTTTGAGGGGACGAGGACCCCGGAGGTCTACCTGTAGTAGCAGCTCCTCCTGCTCCTGCCGCATTCACAACAGGAGAATAAAGTCCTTCATCTTTATAAGATTTAAATTTTCTTTGAGATTCAAGAGACTCGTCAGGTTCTGGCAGTCTTCCTGTTTCAATAGCTTGAACACCTTCTTCAGGAGTAAGAACTCCAAGTTGAACCAACTGAGCCGAAACGCGGTTCCAAACAGATGGGTCTTTAATATCAATTTCTTGGAAATGAGGCACTGGGAAATTTTTGAACCCTAAATCTTTGCAAAGTCTCTTTACTTCTGGAATTAAAAAGTCATTTAAGAAAGCTTGTCGGCCTTGCTCCAATCTTTGGAAGAAAATATTTACTTTTATGCTTGTGCTTGAAAACTTCTCATCTCCAACTAAAATATTATTTAAACCTTGCTGGATATCTGTGTTTACTACTTCATATTTTTTAGGATCTAAGATGCCAGCAATATCAGGAATAATAAATTCTGCTTTTGTTGTGAAATCAGAAACTAATACTTTTCCAACGGATTGATTTTGGAAAAGAGTTTGCATGGCTTCTATGTTTTTTTGATTTATATTTAATGTGCCATTCTTTAATTCACTACCCATGGTAATTAAAAGCACTGCTTGTTGAGTAGTGCGAGTAATAGCCATGTCCATCTTTTTCATTTCTTGTTTCCAGTTTATGTCTTCCAGAACTGGAAAGCCCATAGGTACAGAAAAAGGCTCGTAATCTTGTTTTTTATAGAATACAGCGCTAACTCTTTCCGTATCTAAAGGAATCATTATATAAGCACCTGCGCCAGAGAGCATTTTCTTTTGTATTCTTGCTTTATTTTGCTCATCTAAGCTTCTTAACACTTCTCTATCTTCTTCTGTAGTTGGATTGCGTAATCTTTGCAATTCGTAATCTGTTAAAATTTTATAATAATTTCCACCCACAAAAGAAATATTACCTCCATACTGAATATCAGCAGGATTTAATATCATATATTTAGATGGAAGTTTTAATTGAGTGGCAGCTAAAGATTCGTTGCCAAAAATTTGTGTTATTTTATTTATGTCGTCTTGAGTAACTTTATAATCAAATCTATAAATAAAAACATTACCAGAACGATAATACTCTCTAAAAAACTTATCTATAAAATTTTCAATATTGATTTTTTTAAATAAAGCTTCTAGAAAATCTCTGGATTTCTTTGTTCCTCCAGTAAAATATAATTTACTGCAAGAAAACTCAGTCATTAAATCAATGACATTTCTAAAAGAAGAAAAATTATAATATGCTTTTTGGCAAAGTATTACAGCGTCTCTTACGTTTAGAGTGCTTTTGTTCTGTAAGTTGTTAGAATACTTAAAAGGGACAAGACCATAATCAATATTGTGAAATCGATCTGACCTTTCAATAGTGCCTGCTAGATTCCTTCTAGCATTTACAGGACTTGGTTCTGATGCTGTCGCAGCATAAGAAGTCATCATTGGCATTATTTCTTGATTTTTCTTTTTTCTCATTTTTTATCCTTACACGATTTTTAAAGTATTTCCATCTCTATAAATTGTTCCAGCCGCTAAACCAGCAGAGCTTGTTGGTAAATTTGGCATCATAACGTAGCCATTTATTCCGCTTAAAACTATAGACTTGTTGCTTGAATGACCAAGAACAAGAGTATAATCATCAAAAAGCTCTAACATAGGAATACCAGCAGAATCTGCTACGGACCATAAAGAATTAGAAGTTCCAGTTTCTATGAAAGAAATAAATGTTCCACCTGTTCCAACAATAGAAACAGATCCAGAAGAAGCTACGATAGATACGGAAGTTGGAGTTCCTACTCCGCTTAAATTTATTCTTTGAAAAGTACTCGGAGAATTAAAAACTTTAGTTCCTGTAAAATTAAAATTATTTCCGCTAACAATATTATTTATTGTTGTAGCGTTTGCAGCATTAGTTATTTTGGTATCTAAAACTCCAGAAACTGAATCAGTATAATTTGTAGAATATCCACTTAATGTATTTATTTTTGAGTCAAGGGTTCCGCTAACTCCAGTTATTCTAGCGTTTAAAGTTCCCGTTGAAGAAACTAAATAACCGCTTAAAGAGTTAATAGAAGATGTTAATGAAGATCCTGTTGATGATATTACATTAGCCAAAACTCCGCTTACAGAATTTGTATATAAAGCAGCGTATTGTCCTGTGGCTAAAGTATTATTAGCTAAAAAACCTGAAGCATTATCTATTTTTGTATTTAATGTTCCAGTAGCAGAATTTAATTGACTTTGATTTATATAACCAGAAGGATTAGAAGTAGCTGAGTAATAATTAGCATTTCCGACTTCAACAAAGAAACCTGAAAACTCCGTCTGATCTACCTGCTTCCTTCTAATTAAATTTGGCATGATATATAAAGATTACACTAAAACATAACTGGAGTAAACGTAAATGTATTAGTTTCTTCAGTTTGTTTCATTATATCATTATAACATTTAACTCCCCAATTTGCCAACATAAAAGCAGAGTAATTATCTTTTCTGGCTCTTGTTGCTGAAGAGCCTCTTTTTAAATGTTGAGGCAGATCAAAATTTTGCATGCCTCTAGCTGTGGTTGTATATTCAACCAGAGAGCACTGTTTTTTTGTTTGATAAATAAAATCATCTTGATTTTCTATGAAATCTAAATTGGTCCAATCTTTTTTATCTCCAATAAATATTAATTCTCTAGGTAATTTTGAGTCTATTATTTCTGAAAAAAACTTTTCATTAGAACAGGTTCTAGAAGCGAATAAAACTTTTTTGTAATCAATACAGGCTTGAAGATATTCATTTCCTTTTCTGATAAAGTTAGAAGAAAAGACTTGGCTAAAAGCGATTTTCTTTTCAGACAAGTTGTATTGTAATTTAGCTTGTTTTAATTGAGCTTCGTATTCTGATCCTTCTGATTCTGAAGTAAATTCAAGTGTTTTAATATTTATTTTGTTATCTTTGAACGTGTCGGATTGATTGCAGGTGTCTATAAAAATATCTGAGCCTGCATTATCTGACACAATCATAACAACATTAAAATTTGTCATGATATACCCAAAGTATTTAACATGATTATT